GTTTAATGTGTTGTCAACACATAAGACCAAACTTGGAAAAAGGAAAAGAAGAAAAGACTGACGGTAGTAAAGGAACTCAGTTGTCTATCGCATCGATGTGGCGAAACAACGCAGAATCCAACCGAGCCGGTGCCATACCGGTATATTCACTGAGGAGACCTTCAAACTCACTCAAACTAATGTCATACCTGTGGGCCAGAAATTGTTGCATCTCATGCTCACTGGCTTGATGACTCGAGGCGTCAGCCAGGTCCAGAAAGAAGGCATCCATATCACCGTGGAACTTGGTGTCGATGAAGAGCCGAGTCCAATAACTCAATTCCTCTTTGACAACCACCATGTCGGCTTCACCTAATGAGGCCAACATACGGTCAATAAAAGAAACCATTATCGGGACCTGCCTGAACTCGAACCTGGCACTAAGCAACTTAGCAAGCAGGTAAGATTCACGAGACAAATTAGGATTTACATTACTGCGCACTCCCAATTTGGCCAAAAACTTAGCTATTTTCGGCACCAACACAAAGCCTTCAGCGACGCGCATAACTGCGCGGGATAAGAAGTCGGTGTGTTCTATTATTGGGGTGGCCTTGAACTTGGGCTTCAAACCATAACTGCTATAGACGGCCTCCGCCAGGCCGGCAGCTGGTGCCCAATCCAGAGGTGTACGTACTAAGGAAAGCAAATCATCCCCCAAAAGCATATTGAACGATTCCTTAACGCCAGCGGCTTTAATAGCCCAATAGGTACTTTCCATATTAACTATGGAATTGCCGACTGAAGTCGTCACATCACCAGTTTTCCTTTGACCCTGCAACCAGGCCTTAGTGCCACTGGAAGCCTTGATTTTGGTGGAAACGGTGGCCTGCAAGACAACATTAAACCAAATCGGGGCCCCCAGCCACTGGTAATATTGACACTCCGTCTTAACCCATTCAGCACTCTGAGTACTGTCAAACTGGCTAAAATCATTCATGGCAACATGATCATACACACCGTAAGACTGCATGAAGCAAGAGAGGTCTTCATTGGTATAACCCGACACATAAAGGAATTCATTTTCCCCTTTCATGTTCGGGGTACCATTGACCAGCCCCTTAAACCGGGTCGTGACCTCATCAAAAATAGGCCCGGTCAAAACATTATACAAATCTTGATTTTTGTATATAATGCGGG